TTTGCCTTTCCAACTTTCCCGCTGCCAATTAAGGCTACATCGTCAGCGGGAATTACCCCACCGGCGAGTATGTGATATAGAATCCCGCATCCCCATCTGCTTTCTTAACATCATACCGTACAATACCTGCAAGTAATTTTCCGTAAATTTGATTATCTACCCATTCAACACTTGTCTGTTTGCGATCAAAAAAAGCACAGAATGATTTCGGATCTCCAACAAATCCCTTCAGTTCTCCTTTACCTGCAATCATTTCATCATCCAAAATAATCACCTCTCTACCAAGCAACATCTTTCCGCTTGAAGAAGTAATGGAATCTTGCAGCAGATATCTTCCATTCGTATCCTTTAACTTGTCTAACTCTGCGTACAGAGAAGCTGAAACAATGAATTTTACAGGATATACTTTTTTGATTTCTTTATTCACTAAATCTTTCAATCCATCTAGACCTGTAACACTTTTTGGCGTTGCGCTCTTCAATACCGTTGCGATGTCAGCATTTCTTGTGTTTCTAGACTGGTCATTGATCTCATCTCTAATAAGACCTGTAACATCGTAATCGGCATCATCAATCGCTTCCTGAGAAATCGGAATATACCCTCTTCTCGTTGCGATACTGTAGTCAATATTCGAAATTTTAGGTCTTGAGAGTGCCGGATTCTGCTCCAACTCTTCAACTGTACTCATTTTTGTTCCTGCTTTCGCAATCACAGGATATTTTCCAGAGGAACTGTTGACGCTCACATTTTTTACATAATTTTTAAGATCTACAACATCCTCTGGTTTCTCTTGCGGAGCAAGAATTTCAACCGGAATTAGGATGCCCGCTTCCGCTTCTTTAAATCCTTCTGTTCTTACTTGCCCCTTTGATTTCACAAATGCATTGATTGCACTTCTTGTCTCTTCAATTTCTTCTTCATTTCTTCTGCCCATCTCTTTTTTCTTCCTCCTTCTTTCCGGTGTTTTTTCATATTCCTTCATTTTCCCACGCAGCTCCTCAATTTCTGTTTCAAGGTCACTTTTTCTTTCTTCGTGAGCTTCTTTTTCTTCTGTGAACTTTGTAATCTCGTCATCCACAACCAAGCGCTCTTCTTCCGTATTCGCTTCTTCGATGGATGTTTCCAGTTCTTTTTCTCTTGTTTCAAAATCTGCGTCTTTTCCACGCATTTCTTCCAATTCTTTTTCTTTGCCTGCAATCTGTTTCGCAAGCATCAACTGTCTTAAAGCCATTACTTTTCTCCTTTCAATCTCTTTGTAGCATTACTTCGCCACTGTTCCATCTGTTTCTGTTGGTACTGTTCCACTTGTGCGTGCCTCGCCTGCACGCCTGTATCCTCATAAGCTGGGAATGTACATACAGACACTTCGTGCAGATCAACTTCTCGGATTGTCCATTTCACAGTTCCGTCATCGCGCCAGTCTGTTTCCTCGCGCACAATGTTAAAACCAAATGAACACTGATCCACGTCTCCTCGTTTCACCCTCTCATACAGGTTCATTGCGTCTGAATCATTTTCATTGATATCAATTTCTCCCCAAAGACCTCTTGTATCGGTTCTGAGGCGTAAAGTTCCTACTTTGGTTCTACCTAGAACGAGTGTATCATCGTGGTTTGTCAGTGCTCGGATATCATTGCTCATGGTGCTGTCAAATGCTTCCGGCGCAATTTCTTCGTAAGCCCCCGGCCACAATTCTGTTTCAGAATTAAACACAGCGAAATAGCCAGAAATTGTTTTCTTCCCGTCCTCTGCTTCCCGTGTTTCAAATTCTGCTTTCCACGATCTTGTTAAATTTTCTTTATTTCGCTCCACTATTCATCACCTCCCGCCCTTAATTTCTTCTGCTCTCCAATCATTCCCTGAGGAATAAAGTTTTCAAGGATAATCAGATCATTCAATCCATCTTTCGGAGAGTCTCCTATCAAATTCAGCACATCATTTCCCGTATAAATTCCTCGAATATATAGGTTCATGCCAATTTCCGCAAGCTCCTTAGTGTCATAAGCCATCAAGCTTTTGGAGTTGCACTTAAAATACCAATGCGGACTCTGGATCAATCCTTTCGTAAGTGTTTGCTGGAAAACATCCGCAATCGACTTTACCCTAGTCCGGACAAAGTTGTTATATTCGTCCTTATTAAAGCTCCCAACCCCCAAGAAAAAAGGCGGTACATCCAAAAGTGATGCAACCGTCCTCTTATCAATCTCAACCGATTCATTAATTGCGATATCTTTTAGAGATAGTGGCTTAACCTCAGACACCTCTAACAGCTCTGCAGGTATTATCCATGGTTCGCCCGGTTTCGATTCTTTCAAATATTTTTCTTTTATCTGTTTTCTTCCTGCTTCGCTGGCAAGCTCTGTTGTAGCTGCATCTACTTTCACGATGATGTTCGGCATATATTGACCACTCATAAAGGATTTCTTAGTTGCATTTGCCTGTTTCAAATTCGATGCAATATCCTTTAATGCAAGTCTGTAGCCTGTACCCTTCCAAGGATATTCTGGATTGGGATTGATTGCAAAGTGTAGTACTTCGCTTGGATCATATTCCTCATTGCCGTAGATTATCTTGTATCCTGTCGAAGTCTCTTCAAAGCTTGTCATAGACGGCTTCAATGGAATGAGCTCATCGATGTATCCATCTCTCATTACAGGGAGGACAACAGCATTTCCATCACCCGGCAACAACATGGAATACACAATGTTATAGACCCATGCCTTTCTCGTCATCAAAGAATATGGATTGATGTCTATCTTTCGTGATAACTCATTCTTAATCCGAACATCTCCATGAGGTCCATTCTCCATCAAGTGGATTGTCATACCGGAAACGAGATCAGCAATCTTCTGACACGCTGCCCGGATTTCCGGATTCTGTGCCAGCGTTGTGTATCCTGACGGCAATAAAAAATCAGAGAACGTAGCTCCCTGATAAACAAATACTTTATTCTGTGGTTCTGATCTGATACTCTTTTGCTTCTTTTTCTTAGCCATTTTAATCTCCTATTCTCTCTTAAGCCATTTATTTGCTACATTCCCTAGTGCCATGTCCGCTAGCATCTGACAGCACGAAAAGACTCCCGCATCAAATAAGTCAATTCGTCTTACACCGCCGTCCCCGTCTACTTTTTCGTACTGTATCATGTCATCTACTTTCTCAATCGCTCTTACATTCTGTACGCAATACTCAAAAGCATCCGAATGTAGATAATAAAACTTCTTATTCTTTACTTTTACTTCGATATGTCGGAATCCCTCGGATTTCACATAGAAATACTGCGGCTGATCCTGTATTCTAAATCCAGACTTTTTCATTTTTAAGAAAAATTCTCGTCCAAATTTCTTATCGAACCCTACAATCTTTATTTTGAATCCCATCTTTTTCATAGAGATAAACCAATTCACAATATCATCTGGAAGCACTGTCGCTGTATTACTCATTGTCAGCCATCCGTCTTCTTCCCAACCAAACAATGGGATACCATCTTCGTCAGCTTTTTTAATTGCAGCAGCCCTTGGAAAGAAAGCGTGTGTGATGCAGATGTCGACATCTTTGTATGTTCCGTAGATTGCGCCGGCTGTTAAATCGTGAAGTTTTGATAAGTCGGCACCTCCATACCATGTGATCGGCAATTTTGCCAACTCTTCCAACGACCAGTTATATTCATCGTCAGATGATCTGAATTCGTTGATATCAAAGTATGCGTTCAGAGCATTTGTAAAGATATTTAATGTCTTATTCAAATATTCTGCTCTCAACTGTGGCTCATTCATTGCCTGCGCTGCATCATCCAAAAGTTCATCTACTGTAACAGTAACTCCAATGGACGGCGTACACATCTGCAGTACTTCTGGATCGTCTAGTGTCGTGATCTCTCCTTTGCTGTTTAGCACATTCCCCTCTTTATCCTGATCTGCTTTGCAAATAAAAATAAAATAGGAGTCGTACGCCTTATCTGTAATCGTTCCATTTAAGACTTCATGTAAAGTTTTGATTCTGTTCGCAAGAAATCCATCTGGAATATCTCCGGCAGTAGAAATACCAATCAATAATTTATTTCTATATGCCTTCATGGCATTTTTCATTAAAATATATTTTTTTGCCCCGGCTCTTTTCCAAGAATGCAGCTCGTCCAGAATCAGACAGTTGCAGTTCAAGGAGTCTAACTTATCTTCTTGATTGGCGATTGCATACATTTCAGCAGTACCGTCGTCTCCAAAATCAATACTGATAGAATGTTCTTGGTTATTGTTTCGGATTCTTAGCTTATCAACATCTCCACGCAAAGTTTCAACATTATCTACCAAAAATCCAAAACTCTCCATTGTCTGTTTTACAGAGTTTGCAACAATATATGTCTTTGCTCCAGACCCTCTGTCCAGAATGCTTTTTGCTTCTGCAAGCGCAGCACTAAAAGATGTTTTTCCCTGTTTTCTTGGCAAAAAAATAAGCGCCTCATTGAAACGCCGGATATCTGTTCCTTTTCGAAAGAATCCAAATAAATTTACACAGACAAACTTCTGCCAATCAGTCAATAGCATTGGAGTGCCTTTAAAGCTGACTCCATTCTTGTCCTCGCCTTGTACGTGGTGGATAGTCCCCTCGATCAAATCAATTACGAAATCGAATTGATCACTGCGAAACTCTAAATCGTCGCGTTCCAAATCTGCCAGAAATCTCTTGCACGCAAGTACTCTGTCTATATTTGCTAAAACTTTCTTGCTTGCGATATCCTCCGCATAACGCACAGCCGTATCGAAATGCGAACTGTTAATATGGGATAAGTCCATTTACTTCCCTTGCTGTTTTTCTAATAATAATGCAAATGCAGATTTCTCTTTTTTCGGCTGTTCAATCTCTGCATTGTACGTTTTGGCATTCAGCATCAGTCTGTCGGAATATGTCCCGATATCTTTTCGGAGGTTTTCAAGACTCACGAGAATAGGGCTTTTTTTACCCCCGCTTTTCTCTGTATCTAGAATCACTTCATATCCAGACTCTTCAAACTGTTTACTTAAGATATTATACTGATAGATCATGTCTGCGTAGATCTCAATCACCTGTTTATACTGCACTTTATAGGTTCCCAGTTCTTTCATATACTTGACTGTCCTATCAATAATCGTCTGCCTTTGCGGTATGTATCTTGCCATCTATTCTCACCTCCTATCCTGCCGGAAAATTTATTTTCAGAATCCCGCGCTATTGGAAAGAGTCCTCTCTCCCGATTCTCCTGAGACATTCTTAATTTTCAAAAGGGAGGGGGGATACCTCAATCTCTTTCATCTTCAAGTTCATTGCGGCTTTCTCTTCCATCCATTTAATCATGTCCGATGCTGAATCCTTTCTTATCGTAACGATTGATATAAAAATCTCTCCAAGACAATTCGACATCACGTTCCAAGAATCGTACCCGCATGCATGGCTATTAACACATGTCTTTACTATTTCTTCCAATATTGCAGCAACTTCCTTCGTACTCTCATCTACTTTGCCTGCCCATTTGAGTTTATACATCTTAATTTTTTCCATGCTTCAAATTCCCTTCTTCTCTTTCTCTGCCAATATAATCCAACAGTCGTGATCTTATCTGTCTTTCTATCATGCATCCGGTCATGCTGCGCTGCGGACATACTGATGAGATTCCAGTCCATCAACGCAAGATCTGGATACTCTTCCAATGGATAGATATGATGTACTGTCGTTGCTTCCGCATACTTTCCATATCTCTTCGACTCTTGGCATTGATATGAATCGCGTCTTAATATATGTTCCCTTTTCTTTCTCCATCGCCTACTCTCATAAAACTTCCCCATATCACTACCTCCTGCTTCTTATATGCTTATAAAAAATAGCACCCGGCTTTCGCCAGATGCTCCACTGTTGTTATTCATTATTCATTTCTTTAATAAACTCTTTCATCATCTTTGTAAGCTGTGTCTCCATTGTAACACCTGCTTCTTGGCAGGCTTTCTGAAATTTCTCAGCTACTTTCCTATTGACCTTGCATTTCTTCCAAATCAGACCTGCTTTCTTGCCCAACTTATCTTGTGGTCTATTCTTCTTTGATAAATCAAATAATACTTTTATAATTTTATTTGTTTCTCTATCAATTCTTTTGTTTATTTCTTCAAAATGTTCTGCTTTTCCATGAGATATTAATGTTCTTAAATACGAAAAGTCATCTTGCCATTCTTGCCTTCCACCCCAAAAAACTTTATCAATATTATGATTCTTGATAGAAATATCTTTATATTCATTTTTTATTTTTTCAATTACTTTTTCCTGCTTTCCTCCACACTTTTTCTTTAATTTCTCAAACAAAAATTCATATCTTGTAATTTTATCCGGAACACTCAGAATGTCAACAATTTCTTGCTGTTCATTATTTACCTGGCTTTCTTGAAGAACAATCCCCTGTTTCTGATACTCTTTCGTTTCAATTCCTGTATCTATTGTATACAATGTAATGGAACTCTTTACCTTTGCATGACCAGGTTCCATATTACCTATTGATGGTTCTGATATTCGATAATCTAGTATATCGAATCCTTCCACCAAAAGCATGCCAATAATTTGCTTGATAATTCCCTTTGCTCCGAATATAATTTCATCATTTTTTTCGTCAAATTCCTCTTTGCTCATAGATTTATCAATCCAAAACGTTATATTACAAACTTTTGTCTCATTATCTTGACTCAGGCATACTTTTTTAAAAAACTCCTGACTAATTCCATCTATGTTTTGTTCTGACAAAATGCAATGCTCTAATCCGCACACTCTAAAGCTTATATATTGTTCCATTCTTTCCCTCCACAAATTTTAAAATTTACCCGCTCTTCCACACTATTTACAGTTTACCGTACTTTCCAATACGTTTCAACAAAATGTGACCTTTTTCGTCCTTGTGGAGTATCTTTATTTCAGAACAAACGTTCTTTTTCGTCAATATACAACATTACTAAAAGCACCCCATCACTTTGACAAGGTGCTTTCGCATGAGCTAAATTTAAAACTTGTGAGAGCGAATGATTAGATACAATCATTCTAGAATAATTATAACATATGTAAAATGTTAATTGTGTTAATCTTTCAGATATCCACTAATTATTTGTGAAATTCTTCCTCTGCTATATCCAACGATGTCTGCAACCTCCTGCTGCTTCTTTCCTTCCACAAATGCCAGCTCAAATATCTCCTTAATCTCTGGATCTCCTATCGCCTCTATGTACTCATCCACCTCATCAATATCCGCTTTTAGCAGCATCCTTTCCGCTTCCGCCTTTCTAATCTGCTTATCAATCTTCTCTTGCTCATAAGGATCAGACATTAATACTGACGTCCTGACTTCGGTGTAAGGGAAATCTTTGCTTGATCCTCGGACTTTCCCCAGCACTTCTTCTGCTTCCGTGCTACATAGATCTTGTATCTTCTCTTCCAGTCGTTTTAACCGCTCTTTATTGCCCTTATGCTTTTTTAGTATTTGCTTGTCCATCAATTTTCCCACTCAAATCAACTCCCCATTTTCTCAGACATTGTTTCACACTATACTCTTGATATGCCGGACGTTTAAATGCTTTCACGGCATTGTCCGGTGCTTTATGGCTTTCCATTTCGTCGTAGTGCTGCTCTTGGTCTATCTTCATCTGTCTTCGGTTTCTTCTATGGTCCATCTTTTCACTTCCTTTCGTCCCCGGCAGACCAGGCAAGGATGCCAAAGAACAACGTCACCAAAAGAATCATCCCTACTCCAATAAGATGCATTACTGCAAATATTACTTCTATCATTTTATTCTCTCCATTCTTTCCCATGATACTTTATAATATGCTGTTTTGGTTTTTCTTACTCCTTTACCATGTGCTCCTTAAATGTTATAATTGGCTTATCAATTCTTTTTATCTAAGGAGGCATTTCTATGTGTGATTATCAAAAATACGAGTCTTACGAAACATTTCTGTTATATCAAGAATTTCTTTCCATTCCAGACAATCCATTCTCCTTTCAAATCCCTGAAGGAATGACAATGACCAGTGATATGATACATACATTCCTACAAGCTGCCTATAATGCTAAAGGCGTGTCTATTTTGGATTCTTGATATATGGTTCTGGAAGTGGCTGCCATGCTATGCATCGTGCTTTCGTACCACTAACATCTCCGCTCCAATGTCCATCTAGTTGCCACCCAATACCAAATGTTTTAAACATGCAATTGTATTCTCCATACCGGAAATACTCATACCAAACAAGGACTTTTTCTAAATTTTCCGGGAGCTTCTCTTCTACCGGAATCCAGTCGTTATCTTTCTTTCCGTCCTCAAATCCTTTTTGATACCACTTTCTCCTGCTGCATCCTTCACAGTTTGGGATTTCATCCATGTGAGAGCGGATGATTTCACCGCAAGCTTCGTATGCGCTTATAAATGATTCCGCTGTATCATTTGCAATTTCATCTAACTTGTCACACGGTTCCTCCACCATCATTCTCTCAGCAAATTTAATTTTTTCTTTTATTTCTTCTAAAATCTTTTCTAGTATGTTCATCCCTCACGCCTCCAAATCCCCTTTTATTAGCCTGTTATATGTCCAATCAAGCAACATAAGCAAATCGGCTTTAGTTGTTCCGTTATGTGTTTCAAGTGCCAATTCCTCCTTTACGATTCGCAACTTTTCTTTGTCACTGCAATCACAAAACCTTTGTCTGTTATATTTCATTGTTACGCCTCCTAAATCCACGCCCACACAATAGCACCTAACAAGGCTATCAGATGCACACACAAAAATGCTTTACCGAGTATCTTAAAGGTTTTCTCCAGCGCGTCATCACCGTCATACAATGTCAAGTCATTTTCCAATACCTGGATCCATGCCATAATGTATAAGTATATGCCGCATACCGCTGTTCCGATCCGTATTAAAAGTTTTATATCTTCCAAGCTGTTCACTCCAATCCTCATCATTATTCCTTACGCAAACCGTAACTGATCCTGGCTATCATCAATCCGTATGTTCGGTATCCGTTCTCCAACCCTTAAATATGGACAATTTGCTTCTACTAATTTTTGCGCCATTATCGGGACCACGCTATTCCCTATTCTTGCCACTTGTTTCGCGATTGGATATTTCTTCCAGTTATAATCTCGATCAATAATATAGTCTTTCGGAAATCCCTGCATTAGTTTAAGCTCCTCCGGTTTTAGCATCCTTAGAAAAATATCCTTTAGTATATACTGCTCATCTTCAATATCTAAAATAGCATTTACAAGTCCGAATCGATCTTTTGTAGTAATTGTTGCAAGCGGCTCTGTAAGCGTTTGTCCCCCTCCGGATCCGTAGTACTTAATCAGGAATGCGGATATCAGACCGAAATGTCCTGGCGATGTCGTTATTGTGTGCAAGGGATCATCGCATCCTTGACCAATTCCACTCTTGTAGAACTTTGTAATAAAAGCTGTTACTAAACCATATCTATTCGATGTATCTATTGTTTTAATCGGTTCTGTTAACACTTGCCCTCTTGCATCTCCATCTTTTGTTTCTCCATGGTATTGGATCATAAATGTGACAGCTTCTTTATTCCTCACAATATAAGGAGTTGGATTATCTAACACATATTTTCTTATTCCGTTTGCAATCCTTTTCATAGTTGCTTCTGCTAGTGGCTTCGGTCTGTCGAATATCGATTTCCCCAGATCGGACCAGCCAATATATTCTCCGCACTTCAACCACTTTGGCTGTTTATCGCTGAAATGTGTTTGATTTGGCCACACAATGTTCTTTCCGTCTCTCCGGAAAATCGCATACCATCGCTTCCTGGTAGTCGGCGCCCCGTAGTCTGCCGCAATAAGCTCCCGACAGTCAAAAATATAACCAAGACTCTGCATTGCTGTGATAAATTTCTTATAGTCTTCCCCGCGTCGTTCCTTAATCGGATGCCCGTTTTCATCAAGAGGTCCCCATTGCTGAATCTCTTCCACATTTTCCATGATAATCACATCAGGAAGAATTGCTTTTGCGTGTTTGTATACCGCCCAAGGCAAAATTCGAAGCCCTTTTTCCCTCGGTTTCCCACCTTTCGCCTTACTGTGGCTGGTGCAATCTGGACTCGCCCACATTAAAGCAACTCGCTTTCCTTGCACATATTTCTTCAAATCCACCTTGAAGATATCTTCTGTGAGATGCAATGTTTTCGGATGGTTTGTCTTGTGCATCAAAATTGCATCCGGATCATGATTAATTGCAATATCTACATGTCTTCCTAGTGCCATCTCTATACCTACGCTTGCTCCGCCTCCACCAGCGAAACAGTCGATTATTAAATCATCCATCTTCATTACTCCCTCTCCGCTACAAACTGCCCGCATCTTGCCTTACCGCCTTTGCAAGTGCCGCCATTTAACTGCTGCCATCTGCAATCTGTACACTCCTCACAGATCTCTTTGCATTTGTTGTGGTGGTTTAAGATGTCGCATACATATTTTTCCATCTTACATCCTGTGCATTTTTCTTCTAATTCTTCCTCGTTCAGCTGATCTGGATACTTGCAGAGATTATCGCAGATATGTTCCATCATTCTGGTTGTGATTCTGTCCATCCTTGTTTCCATTTTCTAATCTTCTCCCGTCTCTTCCTTCAGTATTCTTTTCAGTTCTTCTTTTTCCTCCGGTGTCGCTCCTTTCGAGCAAGCCTCCACCAAGTCATCTATTTCCATTTTGGCCAATGCCACCATTTTATCCAACTCTTTATCAGTATTTTCCTTTCCAATCATTTTGGCCAGACTATTCCTTACTGCTTTTGTTATTATGGTGTAATCTGCTCTGACTTCCTCCACTGTTCCTTCTATTTCTATATTTCCTTCTTTGATCCAAATCATTCTCTTTCTCCTTCCATATCCTCTTATCGGCTTCTGCCCGGAAAGAGCCACACGGCTCTTCCCACCAGTCTGGCTCTTCTCATTTTCTTTTTGTCATAAACTTTCGGATGTTTTCTGCAATTTCCCTGCTCATTCTTTCCACGATACTCTCTACTCTTTCTTCCTCGCTCATCTTGGAGTTTTCTATCACTTTTTCCAATTCTTCTATTGCTTTTTCTTCTCCCATTTTCTCGCTTAGAGCTTTTCTCATTGCTCGTGCAATCAACTCGTAATCTGTTAAAATCTCATTGATTTCCCCTTTAATTTCTGTTGTTCCTCTTTCTGTTTTAATCATTTTTCTTTCTCCTCCTTGATTCAAATTTTGTACATGCTTCTGCATCGCATTCTCTTCTGTGACCGGTTTTCTCCAGATAGTCACATAAGACTGTGGATTGCAATTTTACGCTGTATTTGCACTTTGCGCAGCGTTTCTTGTGTGGTGGCATATCAAGCTTCACTGTTGATCTCCTTTATTACCTTGTTTACAAATTTATTTATAATCTTTTCTATCTCTTCCTGGGCTCTCTCTTCTTCCGCAGAGAGGGCAAAGTCCATTCTTGCCCGCATCAGGTGTATTAATACCAGCCTCTGCCAGGGCTTTCCCTTTTCTAATATCTTCTTTACCGCTTTGTCTCGTTTCATTTTAACTCCTTTCTGAGGGGCGATCTGCCCCTCCTCCGATAGGTTGATGAGTTGCTGTGATATATTAAATCCTTAGATCATAAGGCTTCGTCAATAAAATGGAATCCATCTGTCCACTTTTCCTGTTTGGGTTCCGGTGTGTTATCCACAATTCCGGTCAGATTATCCTCTTGAAACTTTGCTCTAAACTCCTCTCGGGTGTGATCACACTCATAAGCCTGCTGCGCAAGTTTCCTTAAGATCAGATCATTTTCTTTATTGTTGTGTACTGCCTCCGGTCCGGAGGTGTGATGTCGCACTCAAAGGTATACTTTCAATCCGGTTTCTTCGCTGTTTTGCCGGTCCGCTCCTGGAAAGACATGGTGTTCTTGCACGCAAGCATGTTTTCTGTAATTTCCAGATAGGCAGCATAAATAGCATGTTCCGTCTTTTTTGTGCATGATAGATTTTGTCTTCTTTTTGGTCTTTTTTCTTTTTCCCGGCTTCGGGAACATCATTTCCGACACTTTCCAACCTCCTTTAGGTGCTCGATCAGGGCGGTGGTGTTGGTTTTTCCATCCGCGAAATGCTTTGTATCCGGTTCTAAAAGATACTTTTCTTTCCCTTCGCTTTCTCCTTTCCAACTGGTGTAAGGATACTCTTTTACGATTATCGCAGATCCATCCGGAAGGTCGTATCGGTAAAATGTTTCTTCGGTGTAGGTGTTTCTGCACCATACTGGCCACTTGTGGTAATCGTTCAAAAACGCTTCCCTCTCTTCTTTGTTCTTCAAAACCGGAAATGCTTCTTTGTATTCTGCTTCGATTATCTCCTCCCGAGGTTCTTCCTGCTGCTCTTCTGTGATTGTTTGCGTCTCCCGGAAAGATTCTTCGGTCACTCCCTCTACTACTTCCGGATAATCGTGTATTTCCATTTGTCCCGGAATCTCTTCTTGCATTGTATTTTCAATGCTTTCCTCTTTCCGCAGCTCTCTGATTTCCCTTACTGTCATGTCTTCCTTGACCTGCTGCCGGGTGTCCTCCTCCAGGTAAAGCATTTCCTGCAACTGACTCTTACTAAACCGCCGATACTCCTCTTTTAGGTATGGGCTTTCCCCGTTTTGGCTAAATGCTTGATTTATGCTCATCCATCGGCTGGCGGTGCTGCGGTGCAGTCCATATTCTTGATCCGCAAACTCCCAGATGTCCTTGTATCCGTCTGCTTTATATTCCTCCGTCCTTTGGATTTTGCGGAGATAATACCCAACCTCCACAAAAGACTCCTTGATTTTGGTGATTCCGTCTCGGATTCCGGCTTTTGTTTCCTCGTAGGTCATGTTTGCGTACCAATTGCTTAACTGGCCAGTCTGTGCCTGCTGCCTGCTCTTGCTGTTTAATGTGTCCAGTACATTAAATCCCATTATCTCTCCCTCCTTAGATACTCCTCTACAAACTTTTTATAATCCTGGGTGGCTCCGCACCGGGAAGAGTACTGCGTTACCGGCACCTGGCAGAGCGTTGCATCCTTTGCCTGCCGGGAATGCCGTATTTTTATGTCAAATATTCGTTTTCCATATTCTTTCCGCAGCCATTCTTCGGCTTGTAGTGCAGCTTCGGTCTTTTCAAAGTCTGTGATCAGGATTCCGGTGAGGTTGGCTTTCCGATTAATTTCTGTGATGTTCTGGATCTGATTCATCATCTCGACCATTCCATCCAGTGAGTAATTGTCCAAATTGATCGGGATTATTATCTCGTCTGATGCGATCAGTGCATTGATCACGTTCATTCCGATGTCGGGTGGGTTGTCTATTATGCAGCGCTCATATCCCACCAACTCGGACAGTGCCTTTTGATACCGGTCATGCTGTGCTACGTTTCCAAGCAACACTTCTTTTTCCGCTTTCTCCATGTAGATGTTGCATGGGATAATGTCTATGCATGGATTGTCGGTATGCAGGATGTTTCCCTTCGCTTTTCCAGTTAAAAGCATGACGGGGCTTCCAATCATGCGCTCTGGAGTGTATCTTTTAAATGCCTGATAGAGATTCCCCTGCTTGTCGTTGTCAATTGCCAGTACCCTCTCTTTTCTGGATAGGAGTTCAATCATGGCCACACTGGTGGTTGTTTTGCCAGTACCGCCTTTTAAATTTACGATGCTTGTTATTTTCATCTGTTCTCCTCCACCTTTCTGATGATTTCATCTGCTACTTCGTCTAATCCGGCATTGCGGAGGATTTCTGCGACTGCCTCGACAGAGATGTATTGCCCTCTTGCTTTGGTGTTCTCCTCGTCAATCTGACTTAAGATTTCAAAATTGAGGTCTACATCACATGTTTCCTTTAGTTCTGCTGCATAGTCGCTTACTTTTACGTAATTTCCACCAAAGCGATCCAGTTCCAGGCAGTCGGCGCAGACTCTATTTAATTCTTTTTCAAAGTCTCCGATTCTCTTTTTTCTCCATCCGTGCTTTTCGTATAGTGTCCAGAGAGTGACTGTTTTGATTGTGGATACAATCCTCATTGCAAGCATGTTATAAAGTTCTCTCATGCCGTCATAACTTTTCATCGCAAGAGGGAGTTCCAAGATTCCCCTTGCTTTCATGTCACTTTCCAATGCTTCAATTCCTTTTTCTTTTGCTACTCTAAGCGCGTAAGCCATACCTTCTCGTCTTAGTCTTTCTTCTTTCTTCATCGCGTTTTCTCCTCTTTTCCTCTTGTTTTCGGTCGTAATCTGTTTCGTACAGATATTCCTTACCGTTATAGTAAAAGTAGTAAGTAGTACCCCTTACCTGCTCTTCCCCTATGTATCTGCCTCTGTCAACTCCGTCATACATGGATCTGGCTTCTTTTTTGGCAATTTCTAGTTCGCTTTGCATTTTTCCATCTCCTCTCGAAGCAAATTTGTATGTTCCCAGTCATTCCCAACAAACTTTATGATGTGCTGCCGTCTATATGCGCTGATTTTCTCCCACTCTTTTCTGTGAGCAACATCCCTTCCGGTACTCGCTTTAAAATCTTTCTTTTCCCATGTATCCAGCTGTGTCTCAAACATTCCTTTTACATATCTGTTGTCTGTATAAATCAACACTTCGCAGTTCTGATCTAATCTTCTTAAGGCTTCAACGGTGGCCTCTATGACTGCTGCGTTGTAAGTGCTCCATGCTTTCTTCGAAGCAAATCTTGTTTCTGCTTTTCCGCTCTTGCGGATGTACTCCAGGAGGAAGCAGTATCTTCTTTCCAATCGTTGCGGCGCTTTTTTATCCGCCTCGATGTATATGTTTACCTTGTACACTTGTATCCCCCCCTATCTTGATTAATGTGTAGTATCTATATGGGTATCCGGTTACTGGATTGATTCCCTCCACAACGGAGGTCTTGTCCACATAATAGCCTTTTGGAGGCTTAATCTCCTTTTTCCATGTCCTGCGTTTTAAAATCTTGGTTTCCGGATCGTGCTCTATCATATTGCGAGATCTGGAATATGGCTCGCCCTGAGACAAATCTGATACCTTGGCAATGTACTCTGCCAAATCTTGGAAGCCTCCCTCTTCGTAAAGCAGCTGCATGTGGACTCGTCCTTTTTTCCATTGCTTGCTAATTAGTAGGTCTCCTCCATCTATCCGGTTTATAATCGCATGCGCATGTATGGCCCCTCTTGCTCCCTGCTCCATCTTTAGGATCCACTTTAACTGCTTGTCCTGCTTTTTGTAGTGATACTTTAATCTGTTTAAGAGATTTGACATGTCCTTTTTGGCAGCCTCCATGTTCTTTGGTCTGTCAGTCGCTCTGTATGTAAATGTTAGCCAGTAGTCTCCCTCTGAAAAGTTCCACTTAATCAGTCTTCTTACTTTTCTTACCTTGATCCATTGATTCTGCTTCTTAATCTGCTCCGGAGTGGCTTTCTTTTTCTTTTCCCGCTTCTGTCCCGGTGCTCCATATCTCCCGGTGTGCTTTTCCTCCACCTCCATAGAGTCTTTAAAGCTCCATATATCCCGCTTGTACATTTTTCTGTCCTCCCTTAGCCGTAAGTTTAATATCCTAATCAAGTTTAAAAAGAGGTCATTTTCCTCTTATTTCCTTGACATCCTGCCATACAAACTTTATACTAAAGGTAGGTGTTTAAAGCTGTATAGCTTACCCCTACGGTTCTCCCAAATCGTAGGGGTTTTCTTTTTCCAGATTTTCCAACAATCTTTCTGCCTCTGTCTTTACAAAGCGTAGCATTTGTATTGTTTCTTTCCTGGTCTCTTCCAGGTGCTCTTTTGGAGTTTTATATTTGATCAGATTCATATATAGACTTTCCAGTAGCTTTCTGTTTTGTGTTTCGGTGGTATCTAAATACTTGGATAACATTTTCAGGTTTCCTCTGCTTAACGCTTCGCCAAATGCGTATCTGATTGCTCGCTCTACCGCTCCGCATGTCACTTTGTATTTCCTAGCCACTTTTTCGTAGAGGATCATCGTTTTTACCGTTTTCCATTCCCAGCCTTCCTCAAATAGTTCCATGATGTATACAATGTACTGTGCGCCTTTTAATCGCATATCGATTCCTATTGCAGGCAAAATCTTCTCAGCTTTTTCCCTTATCATTTGACTTTCCTTCTTTTTCCCTTTATAATTAAATTGGATTATTACTAGAGCGCATTACCGGTTCCCCAACCGTGCGCTCTTTTTTACTGGGTGGTTAATATCAATAAACTTCAATTCTTCCAGTCCTTTCTTTTCTTTCTCCGGAAACGGAATGATATCCCCCATCGGTTCGCTTTTCTTTTCGTATTGCTCGATTTTTCCGTGCTTCTGAAAAATTCCCCAAATGCTCATGCTTGTCCACCTCCTTTCTACCGCCTAAGCGGTTTTCTCTTCTGTAATCTTTTCAAGTGTGTAGTCAATTTCTACATGTTCCTGCTCCTCTATTAAGGAGATCAATACCGCTATGATTTTTTCCATATCCGGCTTCATTTCTCATCACCTCTCTTAAAGATATGCTCCGCTGTTTGTCCTTGTTTCGCGTTCTTATGTATCTTTATTGCCATTTATCTGTGTATCTCCTATACTGTAATTACCGAGTACCAGTCGGAATAATTACGAAAGGAGAATTATCGTGTCGAAACAAATAAGTAAAAATAAAATTGAATTTATAGCACAAGCAGCAGCCGACCGCGGAGTTGTTGAATTTGAAAAAGAATTCAGCAAAAATCTTGCAAAGTATTTTGATTATTCTAAAGGTTACGCTGAAAGTCTCGCTATCAAAGACTCCTTGCATCTCATGTTAAAATCATCAATATCTACTGCTTTATATGGAATAATTGAAGAATTAGACGTTTCAAAATAATTTTCCTATTCTTCTTCCATCATCCAATCGCTTTTGCATAAGTCTTAATTTTTCTTTGTATTCCGAAATGTTCTCCAAGCTGTTATTAATGGCTTGGAGTTCAATTCTTATAAGCATTAACTCTTCATAAATCTTTCTAAGCATGTATTATTCCTCCTCATGTTCTATCCTCTGCATTACGCCACCCCATATTTGATGGCCAACTCTTTCACGATAGCTGTATACCCTTCGACCAGCTTCTTATCATCCGCAATCACATCAAGATAATTCAATTTATCTCTTTTGGATTTACAAACTCCCTCATCGGCCATTCTTCTACGCTTATTAGTAAGTCTCTGTTTTACATTCACTCCCATGCGCTTTTCCAACAGCTGATAAGACTCTGCCCTTACATCTTGGTAAGACTTGCTGTCTCCGCACTCCATACCGATTTTCCTTAAAATTCTTCCGGTATCATCTCTCCATGATGTCGTGTCGATTGCCACAACTTCCCGAATGCTTTCAATCCGTTCTTCCACATGCTCAATCTTCTCCGCCTGACGCTTCTGTTCAATTTCTAGGTTAATCATGACTTGTAACTGCGGTGAAAGTTCTTGTGTGGCAAGGGATGCTACTTTGTATTTCTTCTCTACACGGATAAAATATCTGCGTACTTCCTTGCCCTTTTCATTTCTCTCAAGCATTGCCATTTCTTTTGCGATGTCTAGTTTGATGATATGGTCTTTTTTAGTCTGACCGGAAGGTGCGCAAATTTGAGCGGCTTCAAAATCTTCATTTTCTACGGCATCAATATCGTTTAATCTACGCGTAGACCAGTCTTTGTAAGGTGTTCTTACACCTAAAACTTCATGCAGTTCTGATCCGTATACTACTTTTTCTCCCGTGCTTGTCTCGTATACTGGGACAAGTTCATTTTCGATTACTGTTAAATTGTTCATTTAATCTCCCTTCCAATTTCTATTAGTGTCTTTTTTAGACACTTTTTAATCAAAAAAAATTTTTTCAATATCTTCCCCACACAGAGAATACTTCTGCTTAATTTTAGAAATTTCCCCTTGAGTAAATTCCGCACCGTTTGTTTCATTGATTTTTGCGGAAAATGTACTTCGTGCAATCCCTAAATAAGAAGCAAGAGAAGTTCCCGTGTCGCCATTTAGTTTCATGACCGACTCTAGCATGTTCTTATTCATCCTGCGAAACCTCCTTTAATTTATTTGTGTCTTTTTAAGACACTTACAGAATATCACTAGGTGTCTTTATTGTCAATAACTTTTTTATATTTTTAAGACACTTTTACGCAAAAAGCTTGCAATTTCACATTTAATGTAGTAAAATTAAGACACATCGAAAGGAGAACAAAAACATGGCAATGTCAGATAGAATAAAGAGCAAAAGAAAAGAAGTTGGGCTCACCCAAGAAGAGCTTGCGCAAAAACTGGGGCTTCAAAAATCTGCAATAGCAAAATATGAAAATGGAAGAGTTAAAAATATAAAGCGTTCTACCATTGCGAAAATGTCAGAAATTTTTGATTGCTCGCCAACCTATCTTATGGATTTAGAGCCATCTACCGATAAATCCATCGAAAATGTATTTGAAAATGATAATCTCGAAAACATAATCGATAACATTGGAGCATTATCTCCGAAAGAAAAGAATCATTTTAAAAAATATTTGCAGTTGATTGAGATAAATAGAAGAAAAGCTGATAATTACATCGAACAACTACTATCCATACAACAAATGGATGATGATTTATCTGTGATGGCAGCTCACGAGCGTACTGATATTAAAGTAACCGATGAAATGAGAAAACATGATAAAGACATCATGATGGATGACTCTGAATGGGAGTAACACAATGACGATTTACGAAGAACTTTTGGAAGAGGCAAGTAATAACGGACTTGTTGTCCGTGAAAAATCTCTATCCAGTAGCGATGGCTTGATATATAAAAATAGAATTGCAATATCCGATAGATTAGAAACATCAGCAGAAAAGGCTTGTGTTTTGGCAGAAGAAATTGGACATTACCATACTGCTGTCGGTGATATAGTTAATCTGCAAAATATTGAAAATTTAAAGCAGGAGCAAAAAGGACGATTACATGGGTACAACCGGATGATCGGATTGCGTGGCATCATAGATGCTTTTAATGCCGGATGCCAAAGCAGGCATGAAATAGCAGAATTTCTCGAAGTGACAGAGGAATTCTTGCAGGAGGCTATTGATTGCTACCGAGACAAATATGGTATATGTACTACTATTGACAACTATGTTATCTACTTCATCCCGAACTTGGCTGTTGGGGAACATATCGATATATAACTCTTAAGAGATTATATATAAATGTGGCGTTACGAAAGAAACATTTGCAGGGGAAAGAGAGGAAAAGATATGGGGCTACGATTTAGAAAAAGTATAAAAATTGCTCCAGGGCTAAAAATTAACTTAAACAAAAACAGTGTAAGTGCTACTATTGGAACGAAGGGTGCTCACTACACAGTGAACTCAAAAGGGAAAAAGACTGTATCTGCTGGAATACCAGGAACTGGAATTTCCTATGTAAAAACAGTAGGAGGCACTAAACAAGCTCCTCCCGCCTACAACACTCCGAAACATTATAGCGGATCATCAAGTAACAATATGCCGCCTAATAATCATGACGATACTGTTTGGTATAAACGAACAGGATGGATTGTTTTTTGGCTTGTATTTTTCTTCCCAGTGGGACTTTTCTTGATGTGGAAGTACTCAAACTGGAAGAAATCAGTAAAAGGTATAGTAACTGCCTTTTTACTTATTTTTGGAATTGGTAGTGCTGCCTTTTCTCCAGATCTTGAAAGCATTTCGTTAGAACTGGATGATTCAAAAACTTATTATGTGAATCAATCGATACCAATTCAAACATCTGTCTCGCCAGATAGTTATACGATTCCTGAATCAGCCTATAAATCTTCTGGTGGAGAAATAGATTTTTCTGATGATGGGATAGTATTCACTGCCTCCAAGGCGGGAACCTATAAAATTTGGGCTGACCATCAAGGAGTTAAAAGTAAAAAACTAGTGGTGGATGTCAAAAAGAAAAAACTTGCCGCTAAGAAAGATTTAAAGAAAAAGAGACCGACTTTTATACCAACTGCCGTTCCTGTAAATGCGGATCTGCTAACAACACCACTCTTCACAGCAAACGAAAATCACTCTGACCGTGTTGAGCAAATTAGCATTACGGCAAAAGAAAATGCATCATCTCTGACTGATGAACAGGCTAATCAAATCGTAAATGAAATAAAATCCTTAAATCATCAGTATTTTACCGATAGCGCATTAATGGAACAGCTTATGTGGCACGGATATTTATTGTATTATCACTGCAATGACGGCGATGTAAGAAAAGACATAGGCGAAAACTTAACCCAATGCATACCAAACGTGTATTGTAATAGCGACACAATAGATAGCGATCACGCAACAGTAAATTTCGCACAAATTGACGAAAACATTCAAAGATTTGAACAACAACAAGCTCAACTTGAAGCTCAAAGACAAGCTGAACAACAAGCTCAACTTGAAGCACAGAGGCAAGCAGAACTTCAAGCTCAACAAGAAGCTGAAGCTGCTAGAATCGCCGCCGAACAAGAGGCAGCTCTACAGGCACAACAACAAGCTCAAGCACAAATGGTATGGATCTCTGCTACTGGAAGCAAATATCATAGCTATAACAGTTGTGGACAGATGAATCCTGCCACTTCTTATCAAATGTCGTTAAGTGATGCTCAAGCACAAGGCTATGAGCCTTGCAAGCGATGCCATTAGATAAATAGCATAAAGAAAAACCGCCCCTGCGCCAACAGGAACGGCTTGATATACACCAGAAGATGTACAGTTATCTTAACAAATATATTGTATCATCTTCGAAACAGCCTTGCAATCGGAACATGTATTCGATGGCTGTTATTTTTATACTTATTTTTAATATAATTAACGAAGGAGTGATATAAAATGCCTGAAAAAATTTTGAGATGTGCTATCTATATCCGTGTATCTACCTTCGAGCAGAGTGTACATGGAAAATCCCTACAAGCGCAAAAAGAATATTTAGAGCACTATGCCAAAGAACATAACATGTCTGTCGTTGGAGTGTATGCAGACGAGGGAAAAACCGCACGAAAGGAACTTAAGAAACGAAAAGCTATCCATGCTCTGATAGAGGATGTAAAGCAAGAGAAAATTGATGTGATTCTCTTCTGGAGACTCGACCGTTGGTTTCGTAGTTTAGCAGACTTCTATAAAGTGCAGGACGTTCTTGACGAATATGGTGTGCGGTGGATCTCTGCATCTGAACCCGGAATCAACATGGAGACGCGTGATGGCAGGCTGCAATTAAATGTCGTGCTATCGTTTGGACAAAATGAAGTTGACACAACCTCCGAACGTATTAAATTTGTAAACGAAGCGTCTATCAAGAATGGACGTCTGATTTTCGGCGAAGCAAATATGCCATTCGGCTACAAATCTGGTGTAGTTGATGGAAAAAAATGCATGATTAAAGATCCCGAAACGGAACGCATGGTAATAGACTTCTTTCGGCATTATAAAAAACATCAGGGAAAACAAGATGCGCTGAAATACATGCAGCGCACTTATGGAATCTATTTTTCTTATGGTATGCTTAAAACTATGCTTTCTAGCGAATTTTATAAGGGTACATATCGAGGATATCCCTACTGTCCTGCGTATCTTACAGAAAAAGAATGGAATGAAATCCAAGAAATCTCCGTCCGTAATGTAAAGCGGGCACCATCAGGTCGAGTATATCTATTTACAAGTCTAATGCGCTGCCCTTCGTGCGGTCAGAAATTGGTCGGAACCGGATGCTCATCAATTTCAAACCGCAAAACCGGTAAAAAGCGTACCTACTGCTATTACCGCTGCAACAAAGCTTTAGCCGACCATCTTTGTCCGAACAGACACCGCGTAAGTCAGAACCTTATCGAACAATATTTGCTCGAGAACTTATCTAGTGAATATGAAAAATATAAAATAAGAAGCAATAAAATTAATGAGGAGAAAAAGAAAGTTCGCAAAGCAAAAAATCCTGCACAGCTGAGTAAGGAGATGGAAAGACTTAATTTGCTATTCCAAAAGGGAAGAATATCTTTCGATTATTACGATGAAGAATACCAGCGATTAGAAGAGGAACTCGCTTTCGCTGCCTCTGATCCTTCACTTGAAGAACCGAAACGCAATTATTCTGAGCTAGAAAAGCTTCTGCGGACAGACTTTAAAGAAATGTATGATTCTTTATCACTTGAGAATCGTAGGGCATTTTGGCGGTCCATAATAAAACAGATACACCTTAATGATGATTGCACAATAAAAGAGGTAGATTTTTTGTAAATTATTTTGTACTAATTATATTGCCCCATTTGGGGTTACATACTTAGTACAAAATAAATTTGAACTAAGATGATACAATATATGCTTTTTTTCATCCTCCCCTCATTATGAAGGGAGGATGTTTTTATTTAGCTGCAACGCATTTTCCACTAAAACTGTGGATAATCAGCGATCTTCCATCCGTTTCTTCTCGGATATAGAACTTCTGTTTCATGTTGTGCAGATCAGTATACAGTTTCAAATTATTCTTTCCTCCACTGCCGTTATTTTCCACAGACAAATACAGTCCCGGAGTCGCAACACTCTCTAGCATTGTGTAATCTGCGTTTTTGTACCGCTTCTTAACCAATTTCCATAACTGGTAATCTCCGCAGTCAAATTCCCGGAAATCTACATTTGCATTAGCTTGTCCAGCTGCCGCCGTAAGCATAAAACCGTGTTCCTTATCAACGACCTTACAGATGTCATCTTTAACAGCTTTGATAGACAATCTCGTGCAATCTGCGCCGTTATTTGCTTGTAGAGATGCATTTACTTTATCCGGCTTTTCTACTGGCTTATCTGTTTTAATTTCAAATGCCGCTAAGATTCCTCGCGCAATATCATCCATCTGATTATTAAAAATCGCAAGATCGCTCTCATTCGTAATAAATCCAACCTCTACGAGACGATAGCTATATCCTCTTACAGCTGCTCTGTCCGGATTAGCGAGATTATCTCTGCCAACGATTAAGTTGGATCGTCCCGGTAAAATACCGCCGATAAAACTTGCAAGGGCATTGTCGTACTGATCCGGATCAAATCCTGCCTTAATAATGACATGACCGCCTTTGGCTTCTTCCGCTGCACTGTCCATGTGTAACTCTGTGATTTGCCAGTCTACCGGGATATCAAGGCTACTGATACCGTTGTCTGCATAATAATCTCTGTTAAAATCCCCGAGCGTAACCTGATTGCCGCCAAGTGCTTTAATTCTCGATGCCAATGCTCTTACTCTCTCTGCCTCCGAAAATCCATTTGCGCATGCTCCCGGATCTCCTGCTCCATGCCCTGCAATAATAAATAAATGTGCCATACTTAAACTCCTTTCCTACTTTCAAATACAATAAAAGAGAGTCCGAAGACTCCCTTTACTTTTTACTATTTTATTCATTTTTTCCAAGCTGTTTAATTGTCTGATTAATATATGTGCTTAACCCTGCTACCAAAATACCTTGCACGATTGCTGTGAACACTGCCATCGCAATCTCTTGCATTGTTCCTAGCGGACAAGTAGCAATCACATATATTGTTGCCAGGAAGATTCCTCCTGCCCCTAAAATCGCCGGAATGTACTTATCTTTCACTGCCTGCGACTGCTTTAATCCCATACCGCAAAAATACAGCACTACTGCTACTACAATCAACTCTGGTTTAACATAATTCATAATCTGATCCATGCTCATCCTCCTTTTATTTCTCGATGATACTTTCCATAAGTTCATCTCTGATTTCTTTCATTCTTTCAATTCCGTTTCCAGTGATCTGATGATTGAGCATCGCTGCCAAACACTTGGTCTGCGCTTTTTGCATTCCCTCCAACACCTGCAGTCGCTTATAATCTTTTTCGTTATAAGCTTCCAGTTGCTCCACTCTTTTGGATATCTTAAATGCCGGTCGGACTACTTTTGCAATTATAGCTCCAGCTCCACCTACAATGCTGATGGCGCCACAGATACTCAAAATTTGCTGTATAAATTCCACTCTCTTCCTAATCCTTTCTTTATTTTATGCAACAAAAATAAGACCATTACGGTCTTGCTCTAATTCCCATTATTCCACTCCTAAAGTAACGCCTGTACCTGCTCTTTTAAACTCTCCGGTACCTCGCCGATTGTTAAGTGTCCGCCTTTAATCCTATTAGCTAAAAACTGTGCCATAATTTACACCCCCATTTTCATCGTTGCGAGAATCAGTTCCTGCACCGCTTGGTCTGTGACTTCCTGTGCCGTTTGTGTTGCTTTTAAGTCCTTTTGTAACTTTCCATAGGCGCTCATACCGTCATCCACTGCTTCGTATTCTTTGATTACATTTTCTTCTGTCTCTGTGTATCCGACAAAGACAAGGTTACTGAATCCATCCGGCTTCTCTTCTTTGAGTGGCTTGTAGCCCTCTTTCTTGATGGAGCTGATTCTTACGGCTCCGTTTTCCATGATTTTTGCGTAGTTCATATTAAATCTCCTTTCGATAGGTTAATTTGATTCCACATGGTACTTCTCCGCTGTCTACAAATACATGCGTCACTCCGTTCTCGCTGTGTAAGGCTTGTAATTGCTGTTGTACGGATTCCGGGAGAGGTTCTGTGGTGGGTACATTGAGTTCTGCGACACAATGCAATGGGTGGTCTGTAAGATATTTGATTACTGCCACCTTATTTTCTTCTGGTGTTGTATCACTTCCCAGACCCAATCTTTCACGGCTTAGTCTGAAATCAATTCCTTGTTCTGTCATAGAAACTGATTCCTCTTCTTTTGCCCAATTATTAATATTCTTTAATTCTCCACAAAGTATCGCTCCTGCTTTCTTTAAACTGGTATCTTTGTACCGACAGATAACCGTATTTGTTTCAGGTGCTCCGTATTGCCCAAGTGTATATGTAATAGGTGTATCTTTCGTTATTTCAAATCGTTTAAAACGTCTTGTAATTCCGCTTGATTTTAGTGCTTCTTGCACGTTTTTACCATCAGTTATTCTTACGATGCCCATCAAAGGCACATCTAGGGCGATTTGTACGGATTGCTCAGTGTAAGGTTCGTAGTTATCGGTATCGCCTATAACTAAGCAATATTTTAATCCATCCTTTTTTTGTAATAGATTTTTAAACCCAATCACATTTTTATTGATGCTCCTAGCAACTTTTGTTACTCCCTTGTCGATTGCATACCAATAATCTTCGCCACTATCCGTTGTGAATAAAATATTTCCGCCGTCACTTTCCACTCCATTTGTTATTAGTGTAACTGTTGTACCTGCTTTAATAGGACATGGAACAAAAATATTATACATGCCTTTAACATCGCTAAGAATGTTTCTCCCAGTCACTTTCACATCGAGCAAGTATTTCCCGCTCGCTTCATCGAGCCTTCCTGCCGATTTAATCTCCTGCGGATTGTCCGGCGCTGGATTCTCTCCCTGCACACTATTGCCGAGTAATTCCACCCTCTCCAACGGCGCTTTTAAGCTGTTTGGAAGCATTAAACTCCCTACCCCTTCCATCTCTACCTTGTCGAAGTTTGGTGGCTGTGGAGGGGATACAGCACCACCTAGAGGGCATACCATATCAACACCGATGATTCCTGTTCCATCTACCATTTTAAGCATTGTACTTCAACTCCTTTTTCGCTGGTTGCTGTGGGGATGATTGTCACCACATCCGTTTGACTCCACGGTGTCCCAAGTTCTTGGATCATACATATTTGTGATGTCGCAGCAGGAATCAGAATCATAACTTCCTTATTCTCATTTTCTCCTAGATCAACATAAATATCTCCATCCGTAAAGTTCTTTATAAGGAACTTACTTCCTTTGATACTAAATTCGAATTTTAATGCTTTTTCACTTGTTGTTGGTTGTCTTTTAATAAGCATGATTGTCACCTCCTAAATTGTATAAGCGTAATAAATCTGACTTGTTCCACCGCTCCACTGCCCCTCTGCCCAGAATCGAGTACATTTAATCGTTGCATTACTTCCACTCCATGTAACTGTAATCGTAATGTTTAGAGATGTCCCATCTGCGTAGCTGATATGGATGTTTCGCTCTGCGTTGATTCCTTTTATAAAAACTTCCATCTTTCTGCTTCTTGCGCTGCTATTTGCTACCTCTAATAATAGCAATCCCTTCGAGCCTGATACTTTAAAGCTTCCTCCCTCTGCCAACTCTTTTCCTTCTGCCAATACCTTGGGACCGTTTTCTAACATTGACAGATTTTCGTACAATGGAATCCCTGCTTTTGCTGACTGATACAGATACATCTCGCCGTTTTCGTACAACATTCGCATAGACTTGCCTCCGGAGATATTGTTAAATATCATTCCGTATCCTAGATAATTCGCATTAATTCGGTTGGTTCCGGGATCATTTCCTTCGAAAAATACAGATCCTTGTCTAAGGACCATATAATCAGCACCTGTTTGTTCGGATGCTTTGGATGTAATCGTTCCGTTTGCAATATCTGCAACGAATGTTTTCTTTGGATTAGATATATTTCCAGCTGTTACTTCTCCCAGATCTGCCGTGATCGCAGATAGCTTCTTTACATCAAGGTTCTCTACTGCTATATAATGTAACACCCATCTCGCGCCATCCCACCGCATAATCGGTTGCCCGGATTCTGTCTGCCATAGCTGTCCTACTTGCGGATTGTCTGGAGGAGTCTTGGATACAACAATGCCGTTCTCCCCACTTTCGCCGCGTACACCGATAATAATCGGAGTTGTATCTACAGATGTGCTGTTTGTATAATCGATTTTGTCGTAACTCCATAGATATTTTTTCTCTGCGGTCATCTCCTGCATAGAAGTTGACCATCCATAAGTATTTACTGTGATTCCAGCGCTTCTTTCGGATGCAAGGTAATATTTCGTGATTCGGCTAATGCCTACACCATCTTGTCCGTCTGTACCGTCCTCTCCTTTTATCTTGGACCACTTATACATATATGGGTTCTCGCTATCTCTTTCCTCGTAATCCACGTACTGTCCCATATAAGTCTTGCCGGCGCTTGCAGTAGTTGAGAAGTCTGTATTCCCATCTGCACTATTTGCATAAGCGATATGCAAGTAAGATGTTCTGCCATCATGTCCGTTGGTTCCAGGTATTCCATTCTGCCCCGGATCTCCCTGAAATTGCGTCCATGCATAATCTCTTGGGTTGGTACTATCCTGTATTAAAAAGTCCACGTAAGTCCCGATATATTTGCTTGGAGTTTCAGTCATTTCCCATGATGATGTAGGATTTGGAACCGAACTATATTTTACATGGAAGTATGTTGTCTTTCCGTCTTCTCCGTTAATCCCCGGTGTACCATCATCTCCTCTGTATTTAGACCACTGGTATTCTCGTGGATCACTGCTCTCTATTGGCGATTCTTTATTAAAAGCTAATCCGATGTAATATTTCCCATTCGGACTATCAGACATCCCATTTCCATATAAATCCTCTGCGTATCTCACCCACGTATAATAGGTAACGCCATTGTCTCCAGGTGGTCCCGGTATTCCCTCCCCAGTGATTCTCGCCCACTGGTAATCTTTCGCATTATTGGATTCCTCTAGCGTTTCCTTATTATATGCAATTCCCATATATTGCTTGCCGTCCGGATAATCAGACATGCCATTCCCCAGTCCGTCATCCGCAAACTTAATCCATGTATAATAAGATTTTCCGGGGCTTCCTGCTTCTCCGTCATCCACATTGCTTACAGTGACTTCGTAATAGCCTCTCAGCTTTTCGCCTTCCATTGCTTCAAAACGATAAACCGCTTTCCCTACAATGTCCGCAGCGGATACAACGATGCTCTTTTCTCGCGCTATTTCGCTACCATCTTTTTTCCAAATGATTGCGAATTTATCAGTCAAATCAGCGCCCGGCGCCGTAACTGATGCTGTAAGAGTCGTTGTCCCTTCTCCGTTCTTAAAGACGATTCCGTTATCGCTTAAAATAATGCAGTTATATGTCTTATTCTCTTGTATGAGTGTATTCATCTTGTCAAGCAAGGAAGTATCTACCTGCGACTGTAACTCTTTAAAATTGGAAAATATCGTCTTATTTCGGGACGGTTCCGTAAAGCTTCGCACCTGCTCTGACACTCTCGCCTGCAAGTAAAGTGTAGGATTGTACCCATCATCTTCAATCATTACCGTATCGCCGATTCCGGTGTCAAAATATCCATCTACTTCATAAGTTACTTTCGGAACAGACATCTTTTTTAGGTCGTTCAGTGCAGTTAAAAACAGCGAATTTACATCGTGCTCCTCATATTCTTTTGTCTTCACGATATATCTGTCGTAAGACACTCGATTTGATGGGAACCGATCCCTCGCCTGCACAGCCCAAATATCATAAGAATTTTTTACTGTTTGGAACTCAATATTCCCCTTCTCGTCTTTTCTGGTAGACTCGAACCCCAGAAGATTGAGTCCATCTGCGCCGGTTGGTCTAATAGCCGTTGCAAGCTCTGTTATATCCGTTGTCTTGCGGATTCCATTTACATTGACTCCATATCTTAGCTTGATGTCTGTTCGGTCTTTTCCAACTCCCTGATTCTTGTCTGAGTGTTCTCTATATACATTTAATATAATCCTTTTCAACGAGTGATCCGCGTTCAGTTCCGGAACAAACTCCAATTCCGCTAGAAACATATCTGCAACGGAATACAATCTTTTTAAAATGGTCTCTTGCCCCGTGAACTTATGCCAGACATTCAGTTCGGAAACTTCGTTGATTCCGAGCGAGAGCGAATGCTCCGGATCAAAAGTATTTAAATAAGATTCAAACGATACCGCTTTTCCGGGATCATATTCACCGACCGATTCGTTCAGCAGCTCGAAAGAGGTAGAGAACGCCTCTATCTCTACTTCATACTCATCCCGGCTTACAGACATAATATTAAGGTAGTAATCTCTGCCATTGTATACAAAAGCTAATTTATTCCCTTCTACGAGATAAATCGAATCCTGATGCTTCGCCATAGCTGTAAAAGCGAATGTGTTCGCTGCTCCCTGCAAATACTCATGCAGCTCATCCTCGTAATAATGCAATGCCTCAGGAGCCTCATTGTCCATAAATGTGTGCAGCTCATCATTTGCACTCAAGACTGCAATTCTAATATTTTCCATTATAAATATGCCTCCTGTATTTTTGCTGTAATCGTTGGCGGTGGGCTACAAAAATTTGAGTAGTAGAACTGTATTTTCGTTTCTCCCGGTGGGACATTAAAATACTTGCTTCCACGCACTTCATCCGCTGCCCTCTGAATACCATCCATATATACTTTTCGGCTTTTTCCATCGATTGTAACAATACTCCCCGATGGGTATCTATTTGGAATATCAAGCCACGTTTTTACTTTATCTTTCCGAAACACAAGGTAATTCAGATACATTTTCGGAATAACCGGATAATTATCCCGCTGTCCGATAAATACAGATACCGTCTTAGCTTCCATTTTCTCGATTTCTGGAATGTTGAAGTCATACAAACCTCCAAAGCAAAATATGATTTTCTTTCCGGATTTGAAAATATAGAAATCTCCTCGATTGTGGACAAATAATTCTGATAACGCACTGTTAAATTCTACACGCTTCATCTCTTTGCCGTTGACACATAATATCAGAAGTGCTGTATCCGTGACAGGGTCCCATTTCGCTATCCTTGCAGATGCAAGATGCCTTCCGTTCTTATCTGCAATGCAATACTCTATAATCCCGCACTGGTTTGTCGATGTTGGGCGAAACCATACCTTCCCTTGCATGGCAAAGTTGGCAGAACCGGAAATTCCTGTTTGATCCGGCGGTAAATCGATTGTTCTTGCCGCTCCATGCCAGCCAGAACCTACACCGGCACTTGCTAGGCTTACCCAGGTCTTATTATCATAGTTATATGTCCCAAACGTACCAGATTTTCCATAGCTTGGATCAAAAAATATTCCTGATCCGCTGCGCATCGCATCGTACTGGGATGCTTGCCGATAATTAAGGAGATATTCTGACTTTTCCTTTTCTTCCATATCCATCTCATTGACATGTCCAAGCTGAATCACCCCATACTCAGACACAATACCAATAAACCCATTTTCATGATTATGCTTAATCTCATAATCTACTGGAACAGATTCTGTCCCAGTGTTAGAAATTGTCATTTCCATTACTCTTTCGTGATTGAGGGAGGCTTGAAAAGTTTTTTGAATTGTCGAATGTGCGATTCCATCAGGAATGATAAACGTAATAATTCCACTGCTTTGCAAATATTCTTCATCGAGTGTTGGTTCACCATTTAAAATCGCATTGTAATATAGATTAGGTTCATCACTAAAAATCAATTTGCCCATCTTGTCAGATGTTAATAATTTCGCCATTTTCCGCCTAAAATCTTTCAAATTTTCTGCAGTCCCATTATTAATCACATATTCAATAGCGATTTGCTTTTCTTCTTGCGTTACATAATCGAAACCCTTTCCGTTCCTAATTCCAATCTTTTTCAAATTGCTGGAGATTGGAGCAGAAAGATTCCTATTGACTTTTACAATTTTAATCGGCAACTTCTCTCCTTTGTATGTAACAGTGAGTAACCCCATTATCTAACCCCCTCAAGCAAATGATTAAATCTTTCTTTTTTCTTTAAGAGCGGTCTCATAAAATTCACAGTCCCCTCTGCAAGCACTTTTCCATCTAGCGGAACAGTTAGTGATACATTTATATTTATATCTTTTTCTCCCGCAACCTCTAGTACTGCTTCTTTTATATATTCTTTAAGCTTTCGAATCGGCGCAATTGCTTCTGGTCCCGCTTCCCCAGCGCCCCCTACCTTACCACTTGACATCTGGAAAAATGCCGGCTTTGTTAAAATTCCGCCCTCTTTAAACCATGACACATCGAGTGTTGGAAGTTCTGGGAAAATATCGCTTAAATGAATATTTCCAATTCCGGCTGCATATCCGTGTCCATTCCAGCCGCTTGCAAGACTTCCGTATCTCGATACGGTGTATCTGATCGCTGCAAGCATATTTGATAGCGGATCCCAAATATTTGTATCGTATCCAGGCATTGCATACGCTCGGAATGTTGGATCGATTACTTGCATTAATCCTTTTGATGGTGTTCCATTGATAGCATTAATATCCCAATCATTAATCGCGTTTGGGTTTCCTCCAGATTCGGTCTGCATCTGATATAAGAGCAAATTCAAATTAGCATCAGAATATTGATTCGTCATTCTAAGTGCTTGCTCCGCAAGTTTTCTCCACTGTTCCACTCCTGCTCCCGGTGTGTAGTTTACATGCGACTTTTCATCAAAAATCCCAGTAATAAAATCTACAACACTATCAAATACGGTATTAATTGCGCCTTTTGCAACCGTAATCCATGGCTCAAATGCATTTGTCAGATCTGCGAACTTATCAATCGCAATTTTGACAATATCTCCCGGATTCTTAAGGTAATCCCATACACTACCGCTAAATTCTTTTACCGTATCCCAAATGCCACTAAAGAAATCTCCTATTCCACTTGCAAAATGCGGAAGTCCATCTAGAAAACTCTTTGTCTGATTTGCTGGCATGATTTTTGTGCCTTTTTTCATTGGAAGCACCACGTCACGCCCTTCCGGGATGAATGGCTTTCCGTCTGGCGGTATAATCATTTCTTTATAAGTAGACCCCTTCTGGTCGTTTACAACTCCAATAGTATCTCTGGGGAGTCCTCCTGTTCCTTTTGCAAACTTCGGAACATTCCATTCATCGAATGATTTATCCGATCCTACTGCATTCAAAATCCAGTTTATTCCCTTAATCACTCCATTAATCGCACCTCCGAGCGTTCCGCAGATCGTATTTGCAATCCCTTTTATAATGCCACCCAGTGTATCTTTCAAAAACGTAAATCCATTCTCAATGCTTTTGAAAAATCCATCAAATATATCTTTAATTCCACTTGTCATAGTCTCCATATCGCCTGTGAAGAAACCAGAAAATGCCTTGATAATTCCTTTCAAAATCTCGAAATTGGATTCGAAGAATCCTTTTATGAACTCCCAAAAAATTTGTATTGTATTCATCAAATTTCCCAAGGTGCTATCTACAAATCCCGCTATTCCTTCTAGTGCTCCAAAAATAATAGGAGAAAGTATAGTAAAAAGATTCTGAACTGCTTCCCAAATTTGTTCTCCGTATTCGTTCCAAAATCCAGTAATTGCTGATAGTGCATCTTCAAATGCACCTTTGACTTCCTCCAAAGCAGGCCCTATATATGTGTTATATACATTCTCCGCAAACTTTCTTATGTCATCTATCAGCCCATTTACAAATTCTCTAAATGGTTCTATTTTTGCATACGCAATAGCAAACGCTCCCGCAACCGCTGCGACCGCCCCTATTATCGCCAGTGCTGGTGCCCCTATCGCTCCTGCTATTGACCCCAAAATACTAATCAAGCTTCCGATGCTTCCGATTATTTTGCCTACAATTAATAATACGGGAGCCAACGCCGCTACAACAATGGTTCCTACAGCAATGATCTTTTTTGATTCATCATTTAATTCAGAAAACCACTTCGAAAACTCTTTTACTTTATCTACCACTACTTCTATAACAGGAGCAAGCACTTCTAATAAAGCATCTCCAAGCGCAATCATTACATTTTTCAACTCATTAAATGTTTTTCTAAATGCATCTGATTTCGTTTCTAACTTTCCAAGCGCTTCTTCTGTTGCGCCTGTTGAATTTCTCATTTCATCTAGCGTTGAATTAAAACCCTGGGCTCCATCTCCAAGAAGTACAAGCCCAGCCTTCGCCGCCTCTGCACTCCCCCACATATCACCAAATGCCAGTCCCTGCTCTTTTGTTCCATTTGATACGATTTCTAAAGCATCTGCAAGACTCATTCCGGATTGCATCAATTCCGCAAACGATTGCCCTGTTTTCTTCTTCAGTAAATCAGAAACTTTTGTTCCAGACTTCCCAAGCTCATTCAACATGGAGTTCATATATGTAGTAGATTCAGCCGCTGCTACACCATTAGATGTCAGTTTAACATACCCTGTCGTTATCTGATCTAGCGCTACATTGTTTGCCTTTGCAGTCGGGATAATCTTCCCCATTGTTGATGCAAGTTCTCCAACTGTCGTTTTACCTTTGTTTTGCGTCTGGATAAGCATATCGGAAACTTTTCCAACTTCACTTGCCTCTAGCCCATAGGCATTCATGATTGTGGTCAATACATCCAAAGCACTTCCGGCATCTGCGAATCCTGCTTTTGCAAGTTTCGTAGACTTTTCTACAAATGCAAGTGCATCTACTGTTTTCTGTCCTGCCGAAATTGCGTTATATACGTTATCTGCAATTTCTGCTGCACTTATTCCTGTCTGATTTGACAAGTTTATAATTCCTTTTTCTAGCTCAGAGATTGGCACTTCTGTTTCATCTGCAATTGTGCTTACTTTCGCAATTGCTTCCTCAAAATCCATGCTCATTTTCGATGAGGCAAGCCCTGCTCCTGCAAATGCCCCACTCAATGGTGCAAGAGCTTTTCCGGCAGTACTTACCTTTCCACCAATTTTCTGAACAGATTCTCCTGCATTTTGTATTTTACCTGCCACTTTTCCAGATACATCATTTAATTTTTCCAATTGCGATGTATAAGATTTTAAATCTTGCTCTGTATTTGCGATTGTCCTCTGAAACTCTCGATATTCATCTACTCCAAGATTTCCTGATTTAAACCTTTTCTCAACTTCACTTTGTGCTTGCTTCAGCGCATCCAGTTTTTTATTTGTGTTCCCGATCTGTTCGTTTAGAAGCTCTTGTTTCTGCGCAAGCAACTGCGTATTCTTTGGATCGAACTTCAATAATCTATTTACAGATTTCAATTCTCCTCCAAGACTTTTGGATGTTTTATCTACATCTTTTAAAGCCTTATCGAGCGCCATTGTATCCGCACCGAATTTTATTGTGATTCCTTTTATTTTCTTATTCGCCACTTCATACCTCCGTTAAAAATTATCAAAATCTTCCTGTGTTGCTTTTCTCGCAGTCGGCTTTTCATCCTTTTTCTGATTATCAATATACTCCTGCACATAGTCCAAACAATCACCAATGGTCATTTCTTCCATATCTTCACTTGTCAGTCCAACTTGTCTGCAAACATAAAAAAAAGATTCATTCGTGAACGCTTCTCCACTGGACGAATCTTTATCATTTATTTTTTTTTACTCGCTGGTATTGTATCTGTAAACAAATCTTTTACCTCTCCCATGATTTCATTGAATGGGAACACTTCAAATCCGTCCAGCCATTCCAATGGGTCTGGAATTGTTCGGTCTGCCGTCTTTGCCATTGTCCAGATAATATCGTAAAATACTTCCATATCCATATGGTCGAGTGATGCAAATGAAATATCATTGATCCCGATATTTTTTCTTGTGCCTCTTCCGAAAACTTTTGCTATTTTCATCAAGTCTGCAAAATAATCTCTGCCGAACTGTGCTTTATATCTTTTCGGTAAAGCTGCCGTTGATTTCAATTTCACTGCTTTTCTATCGATGTAAATTGTTTTCTCCATCTTCTTCCTCCATTAAGGGCGGCAAATAAACCGCCCGATTTATTCCGCTTTTCCTACTTTTGCCTTTCCAACTTTCCCGCTGCCAATTAAGGCTACATCGTCAGCGG